GAATTAACAATAATATGTGCCAAAGGAAAGATATTCTGTTTATTCAAATCAACATCATCAAGACCTCCAGATGTAACTGTATTTACAAATGGTTCTGCTTCTAATGTATCTTTAAGTTTTGTAGTTAGATTATAAAATCCTTTCATTTTCTTTTAATTAAATTTCTTTCCAAGTCTTGCTTTTCTTTCTCAAAAGACAAAAACATTAAGCACTTATGTAATCTTGTGGAAGTGATTTCGTCAAATCTCCTAATGTCTCCTTGAGCAATCGCATAGATTGACTGATACCACCCCCATTTTTTTCCAAATCCTGCACTTGCTGAGATATTTCCCTGCTCATTAGAATTCTCTGTAAATAACTCTGAGTAAAGCTCAGTAATTCGTTGCTTAAACTGTAAAAAAAAAACATAGCACCCATTACAACATTTAAAGGAGCTTTTTTCATCGCTTCGTTTATTCTTCCATTGTATGGTTCAATTCCATACTTGTTACTATACCCTACTGTGATAGGTCTGTATAAAACACTCATAGCTTTGTGCATCTCATCCCATTTACCCAAGTAATTGTCTAAGTCTATATATTCTCCAAAACTAATATCATCAAGTTTAGGTATGAATCCATACTTAATGCCATCTAATGTAAATGTCTTTTTCAGTTCAGACTTCTGTGCAAACACATTGTCTAAATGTTGTGCAATATCTTGCACTTGTGAAAACTTAATGTTAGCTACATCCTTTAAGTCTATCTTACAAAATATCTCTACCATCTTCTGGAGAAGAAAGTTTGTGTTAGAATTATCCTTAGTATTTAACTTCTCAAATCTTTGATACTGTTCTAAGGTAATTTCTGATAAATCTTCTGGTATGTATACTTCTAACTTCATATTTAAACAATAACTATTTTTAAAAATTGTATAAAAAAAAAGAAGACTAAATGTCCTCTCTTGTATTAATTATTTTTGTTGTTAATTATTCGTTTACTTCAAAAAATACGTCTTTTGTTCTAATGGGTTTAACTAAACTAATAAAACCTTCTTTTTGTCCCCAAGCAATAGAGTTCTTAGCAAACCTTAATTCTTGCTCCTCAGCTTGTATATACTTTTTTGTTCTGTTAAATGCTTTATCAGTTTCAATGATGTAAAATTTAATTGTCATAATTTCTTTGCTTTTGTTGATACAAAAATAGTTAACATTTTATTAACCACCAAATAAATAACAAAAAAAAGGGGAACATTTCTGCTCCCCAATCAACTAAACTAACTATATATAAAACACTAAACTAAACTTGCTGCCAAATACCTGTACAATTCTTCTATCTTGTTTTCAAGTTCGGCACTATTCTGCTTGTAGGTTTTCGACCCCCATTGTTTCTGGCCATTGTGGTCAATGTACAACCGAACATCCTTACCTACATAACCACCCTTATGCAATGGTTTCTGGACAACATATATGTCATTGTCCCAACACATCTTTTTTACCTCGTGATACTTCAAATAGACTGTCATCATAGTGTTAGTATTTTAAGTCTTCTGTTGTACTTTCTCATCAGAGATACCTTAAAACGCATTTTAGATAGGTAAAAACTTTCTTTTGTGCTACTTGGTACTGTACCCTCTATAAGTCTACATAATGTAGAAATTTCGTTGTTTAAATCTGTTATAAGACCTAATACAAATCTAATGTGTCTTCTTTTCCTCATATTGAATCTACTAAAGCTGATAATAAAATAAAGATACACATTGCAATAAATGTGACTGCGTAGAACGACACCAGATAGTAGATGTTGTTAGGTGATTTTTTAATAAATTTTTTCATTTGTTGTTTGTTTTTTGCGAAACTATAAAAGTTTTTTAAATAAAACAACTAATAGATAAAATATTCTCCTTTGTTCGGGTTTTCAAGTTCCATCATTAAAGCATAACGCATTGCATCAATACAATGGTCTGCACCCTGTGGTTTTTGTATTTGGTTTCCTTCCTTGTCTTTCATCCATACATAACCTTGAAGTTCTTTTATTAAATTCTTGCTTCTTGCAGTTACATATACTTTATTCTGATTAATTAAATTAATTCCGTATACAATACTATCCCTTCCTTTTGTCACAGGATAGACTTGATGTCCATAACCATTAAGTTCAGCTATTGATTTTGGTTCAGCACTATCTGCGTAAATCGTCTCTGTTATGTCTTGTTGTTTTAAAATCCTGCTTATGTCTGAGTTAAGTAAACCTTTGTTGTAGATGACCTCATCAAATATATAGCTATCATTCCATTTATACAGTCTAATGTATGTAGATGGGTCAACACTATATCCAAAGTCCATTCCACCACATAATAAACGAGCTTCAGAAGGTAAAGAATCTATCTCTTTCCAATCTGGTATACATACACCTTCTAAACTACCTACTTGACCAAGACCATATACCTTCCACCAATTTGCCCAATAAGTAGAAGTCTTTGCTTTATCTCTTGCTTTCTCTATCTCATCTATGATAGATTTCGGTAAAGAATTATTGTCCTTATAGGTTAAGGTGATAAAATCAGTTCCTTTTGTTCCTTTTAACTCCTTGTCCACCCAAAACAACATAGATGGATTATAATCAAGCCAAACAGTCCCAGATGTCCTAACAACTAATTGTTGGTAAGAATCGAAAGAAATATTATTACATTCGTTAATATATAGGTCTGTCCTTCTTGCACCTCTTAGTTTGTCGGGTTGGTCTGTGGAAAAGAACTCTATATAACTTCCGTTGGTAAATTCGTACTTTAATGTACTTCTATTGTACTTACTTTCTTTGTATCTATTAAGACTCTTGAGAAGAGATAAAAAGTCTTTTAAAGCACCTCTACGAAGATGTGGGATAGATTCTGATACAACACTAATTTCCTTGTTTGGATTCCTAATAGCATAGTCTATTAAGATAAGTAATATACATATGGTCTTACCTGCTGATGTACCACCTCTTACTATTCTTATTCTATTCTCAAGTATTCTTAACTTGGTTAATGCTATTGTCTTTGTTACTTTCAATCAATGAATAATGGTAAGTCTTCGTTAACTGTGATGTCTTTTGTTTCTCTTGGTTTACCTGCGTAGTAATGATAGAATAGTTGAACGTATTTAAAGTCCTTTTCTTTGATTCCTTTTTCTAAAGCAGCAAAAGCCAAAGGTTCTAAAGGTGTTAATCTCTCTATAAGTTTAACTTCTTCTGCCTTTGACTTTCTCCCTGCGTTCTTGTTACCTCCGTTATTCTTTCTGCCATCCATATTCAAAAAAAAACATTAATGATATAGTAACAATAATAATTTAAGGTATTTGTAAAATCAACTCGTGAAATGCTTAGTTAGATTTTTAATATCAGTTTTTAAACTAAGTTTTGTGATAAAATGTAATTGATAATCTTTGTCAATTCGTCTGGTCATCTCTTGAGCAAACATCTCTACTTTTTTGTTGTCTGTTTTCATTTGAATTCTAATAATAAGTATTTCTTGTTTCTAATGTTCAATATACCACCTCTCTTAGATTTTAACTCACAGTAGTTTGGGTAGCTTACATCTCTGGTCATTGTTATTATACTATCAGAGTCTAATTCCTTTAATTTGAGAGTCACAAGTTTCATCCTTCTTCCATTTTAAATTCTTGTTTCTCTGACCATCCAGAGTCCACCTGTCTTAATCTTGTAAGCAAGAAATTGTATTTGGTTTTTAATCTCTTGTATCTTAGTTTGTAGTATTCTTCGATATGATTTGCTTTTAAGTAGTTTAATACCGAAAACTCTACTTCTCTGGATATAGACTTATACAACTGCAACCATCTTTCTTCCTTCATAAACTCAAGCACATCAAATATCTTCATTCCGTGCATTACAGAAGCGTGGTCTCTTCCTACTAAATCACCTATCTCTCTAAAACTTGCCAATGTCTTATCTCTACATATCTTAAAGTAAACAGACCTTGCATAAACGTATTCTCGTTTCCTTGTTTTTTTTCTTAAATCTAAATTAGTTTCTTTTTCCACTAATTTTAAAATATCCTCGATTGTCATAATTTGTTTTGTTTAAAAATTTTAATTGCTTTTTGAAGACCTGCACAGACCTCGTATTCCTCTAAGCTTTCTTCGTGTTTAATTTCTTCTTCTATCATTTCTACAGTCGCTTGACCATATACTAAATCTGTCAATGCAGTAATAAATGCTATTTTAGTTAGGTCTATCAAAGAACACCTCTTATTACATATTGGTCTATAATATCATCTGTGTCCTCCTCGTGGAAGAAGTATTTATAGTTATCCATTCCGTTTTCATACTTTTCCTCGCCTCTCTGGATAAACTCGTCAGAGCATTCAAATATGCCTACATCACAGGAGTTCTTATCTATCACCAAGAATGTGAATCTATCTACGTTGAATAGTTGCATATATAACCAAGCCTGTAGGTCATAACCATACTTATCTGCTGAATATTTGAATGTACTTAAATCTTGTGTAGTCTTTAAATCGACTATTTGATTGTTTTTTAAGATGTCTGCTTTACCTCTTATCGCAACATCATCCATCATCTTGATAGCAGGTACTTCGAAATCGCTTCCTTGTATTAATTTCAATGCTGCTTCATTTCTTAGGATAGCATCTGTGAGCCTCTCTGTGGCACTCTTTTCTTTCTGTAAAAATACCTCTCCATACTTTAACTTCGCCTCCTTGTATAGGTTAGTATTCTTTGTAGAAGCATCTACAAAATGCAAAGCATCTACCTTATGAGGTTCTAACACCATCCAATGGAATAACTTACCTAATGCTAATGCAGGTGTTTCTGGACTTCCATATCTCATAACATTACGATATGTCTTTGGAGATTTAATAAGCATCTTTAGTGAGCTACTACTTAGAGCATTCTTACCTAAGTAATCGTAGTAAAATTTATCATCATCCATCTTAGGGAGAATCTCTTGACTCTCCCATTGTTCTTTATTAATTAAAGTAATCTTACTCATCCCCTCCTAATTTTAAAAAGTTAATCTTCTTGCTACTGCGTTCAATAGCTTTGTTTAGGTCATCTATAATGCCTATTCGTTGGTCGAAGTATGCTTCGAATTCATCTAATGACATACCCTCTCTGTATTTAATTTCTTTTGCCATTGATTTGTTTTTCTATCTTGGTTAGCAATGTTTTTGCATTTTTGCAAGTATAATAGGTTCTATCTCTTTTAAGCATTTTGAACCCTTTTTTTAAAACTAAATCACTATAGTGTAGCACTAAGTTATCCTCGCTTAAATTAAGTTCTTTATATCGCTTTTCTGAAAATATGCCTCTAATTTTAATAGCACCATCGACAAAGTAATTTATTTGGAAATAAGACTCTTCCATTTCGATATTTTTGGAGTAAATGAAGTTTATAAATTCCATAATTTCTTTTTTATAAAAAAATTAATTACAAAGAGTAATATTCGTTGGAATCCCTTAAAAAATAATACCAATCAAAATCAGTATAATATACCATATCATTGAATTCATCTTTATGAAATTCCAATGTTCTGAATTTATCGATTGTTTTTTTACCTTCTTTTTTTCTGATGGTAAAAGTTCTTTTAGAATAATTAGGTGTTGCAGTAATTGTTGTCATAATTGTTTTGTTTGTTGCAAATCTAATAAACATTTTATTAACCTACAAGCCTAATTGTTGTATTTTTAATAATTGTTTATTTTGTTCTTGTAATTTTTCTAAGGATT